TGCAGTTTGATCTTTCAATGGCAATATGGGTACTTCAGCATTGTTTTAACTTAGACGAAGCCATTAAACTTCTTATAGACAAAACAAAACCAGGAGGAACTGTTTTTGTTGTTAATAACTATCAAAGAGTAGTTCCTTGTTCAATTGACGAAGAAGCGTTTTGTTGGGCTGATGATGGTCAAAATGTTCTTGAACGCCTCAAAGTAAATCCTCGGCTTGAAACCATCCTTATCGACAATTTTAAGCTTGAAAAGCTTAAATCTCCAGGACTTGTGAAAGCAACTTGGTATGGTCTATTCCAAAAGAAACAGTAAATAGGTCTATGGAACCTGTTATTATTGTTTATAAGGTCGATACTCTAGATATTTCTTCAGTTGTCATGTGTGATCACGATTCACAGGTTCATGCTTTTAAAACAGAAGATCAAGGTTATTCACGAATAATCATATCTAAGAAGGATTACCAAAAACTAAAAGATGTTGAAGCTCTTAAGACGTTTATTCAAAAAGCCAAAACTTAATGCAGTTGCTGGTATTCTTAATGACCGAAATGCTGTTCGTGTAGTTTGTGGTCCCCTTGAAAACATGCATTGTCATATTTTTCCAGGTGATAGACTTTTTGTTCTTCCTATCCAAGTTCCTGATCCTGTGCCTTGGAATGATATTCCCAATTTAATTGAGACTGTTGAAAAATATGTCGAAAGGAATAAATGACACAGGTATTCCTTACCAACGCCAACACTTCGCCTTGGGCTGTTCCTTCAGATTTTCCAACAACTCCAAATACTCAGCACACTGTTGAGTTAGTTGGTCCTGGAGGAACGGGAGGAAACGGTTCAACTGGTACAAACTCTCCAGGTGGTTCTGGTGGGGCTGGAGGTGGCTATGGTAAATGGACTTATTCATCGGGAACAGTAACTCCAGGCGTCACAACAATTCCTTTTAAGATTGATGTTGCTGGTGCTAACGTTACAAACCATGATGCCAACGGAACATATTGGGCAAATACAACAAACACCAACTCATTAGAAGCTGGTGCAGGATTTGCTGGAGTATCTTCGTCAGCAACAAAAACTGCTGGTGGTTGGACTCTTATAAATGGCTCAACAACACCATTAGCTTATACAATGTCTTCAAATAATGCTGGTGGACAGGGAGGTGGAGCAAACACTGGTGGATTTTCTGGAGGTGGAGGTGGAGGTGGTGCTGCCGGTCCAAATGGTGCAGGAAAAGATGGTGGTGGGCCTGCCGCTGCAACTTCACGAGGTGGTGGAGGTGGTGGTGGTTCAAATGGTGGCACTTCATCGGCGGGGGCGGCTGCACCTTCTGCAACAGGCGGAGCCGGTGGAAATGGACCTGATGGAACAGGAAGTGGTGCTGGTTCAGGAACTTTCGGAACTTCAGGAACAGGTGGAACGGCTGGTAAAGGTGCAGGAGGTGGTGGCGGACCTTTCACAAACGTAAACACTGCTGGTGGTACTCAAAACGGCGGTCTTGGTTCAATGGACACTGCTGCTACGTCCTGGAACAATGCTTCGTTTGGTGCTGGAGGTGGTGGAGGTGGAGGCGGTTCTTCACAAAATAACGTTTCAATTATAGTTAAAGGTGCTAACGGTTCTAATTATGGTGCTGGAGGTGGTGGAGGTGGTGGTGCCCGAAACACTTCAAGTACTGTAACAGGAGGAACACCGGGTGCTGGATTGATTGTTGTTAATTATCCTCCAACATCTACAACAAATGAAACACTTACATTTAAGGTTCTTGCAACAGTTACACACATTGAAAATATATCTAAGGCAAGTACATTTACAACATTAACATCAGCACTTTTTTCTCCAAGTAAACAATTGTTTAAAACCTTTTTATTTTATGTTTCAACATTTGGATTGGATGTTGGGGGTGTCGGTGGATTTGGTGGCGCTGCCGGTGACCTTGCTGCGTCGGAATTTGAAATTAAATTTCAGGGAGGATCGGTATTAGTAACAGCAGTTCAAGGCTCGTCCGGCACTCAAACTCCTAAAACCTTAACCTTTACTGTAAACGCCAAAGCTTTAATCCAAAAGACTGTTAACGCTACTCGAACCTTTACAGCAACCGCAAAAGCACTTATTCAAAAGAATGTTAACGTCAATCGAACCTTTACAGCGACTGCTATTGCTCAAATCCAAAAAACTGTAGGTGCTGTTCGAACATTTACAGCAACAACCAAAGCTTTGATTCAAAAGAACGTCAATGTAAACAGACTGGCTGTCGTTAACGCAACAGCACAACTTCAAAAAACTGTAAATGCTGTTCGAACCTTTACAGCAACAGCCAAAGCTTTGATTCAGAAGAACGTCAATGTAACAAAAAATTCTGTTGTTACTGCTACGCTCCTTGCTGGTAACCGAAATATTTCAGTATTTCGTAATTTTGTTGTAAACGCAACAGCACTTATTCAAAAGAACGTCAATGTAACTCGTACCTTTAGAGTTACAGCAACAGCCTTATTGACTGCTCAAAAAGTATTTCTTCGAACATACACCTTTTCTGTAAATGCAATATTCCTTGCTGGTAGTCGTACCGTGTCTGTTTTCCGTTCATTCTTGATCAATGCTAATGCTTTGATGCAAAATAGAGTGAATGTAACAAGGAGTTTTAGTGTAACTGCTATTGCTCAACTTACCGCCCAAAAAGTATTCATTCGAACATATACAGCGACGGTAACAGCAAAAGAGCTTATTCAGAAGACAGTTGGTGTAACTCGTACATTTGTGGCTAATACTATTTTCTTAGCTGGCAACCGAACAATTAATGTGACCCGAACGTTCACTGTTACAGCAATTGGTATTCTCTCTCAAGCTCAAAAAGCAATTATTCAATCCCCAAGAATCTTTACCGTTACAGCAAAGTCTCTCATTCAAAAGACACCAAACAAACCATTAACTGCTGTTGTCTTTGCAACAATGTCAATGGGAAGTAACCTTGTTTCGGTTATTAGAACGTTCTTGGTTAATGTCCTGGAAACCAATCAAGCAACAGTCAATGTAAACCGAACATTTACTGTTACAGCAAAGTCGCTTATTCAAAAAACAGTTGTTAAAACATACCTTGTTGTCGTCAATGCAATATTCCTTGCTGGAGCACGAACCGTCTCTGTGTTCCGAAACTTTGTTGTTAATGTCCTGGAAGCTGATCAAGAAACTGTAAATGTAACAAGAAATGCAGTTGTTACTGTAAAAGCTTTGACTACCCAATTAAAGGTATTCATTCGGTCATATACTTTCTCAGCAACAGCAAAGTTCCTTGCGGGAACCAGGACTATTTCAGTGTTCCGAGCTTTTGTTGTTAATGCTACTGCTTTACTTCAGAACCGGATAAATGTGACAAGAACATTCAGAGGAACCGCCACCGCTCTTGTATCAAAACAAATGAACAAGACATTCAACTTTGTCTCAACTGCTAAGGCTCTTATTACTCAAACAAAAGCTTTTGGTTTGACCAAATCTTTTGTAGTAAATGCAACTGCTCAAATCAGGAAAAATGTTTCGACCACCTTACTTGTTTCTCTTACAGCAAATGCCTTGATTCAAAAAACTGTTAATACAACAAAAACATTTAGAGTTGCTGCAACAGCACAACTTCAAAAGAACATAAATGTTACACGTAATACTGTAGTAGCCGTACGTTCTCAGCTTTTGAAATCAACACAAGTCTTCCGAACTGCCACAGTCAATGCAACAGCAACATTAACTAATAGAATTTCAGTGTTCCGTAGCTTTGTTGTCAATGTCATAGCTCAAAGAAATCTAACAGTAAATGTTCCACGGACCTTCATCGTACAAGCAACGTCAACTATCTTCAAGCAAGCAGCTAAAGAGTTTTCCTTTGTTGTAAGCTCAATAAGCTCATATTCAGTTGCTGTAATGAAAACATTAACATTTAATGTTCAAGCTATCTATAACTCCGCAAGGCTGGTTCCTTTAGGAGCACTTAACTTTGTTGTCAATGCAGTTTCAGCGGTTCGAGCACTTTCTGGAAAGAATGTTGTTAATGTAACGGCTGTTGTTAATGCTACGGCTTCGTTACGAACCTGGATTGTTGAAGGACCACTGTTCAATGTAGTGTTTAACAAAATTGCTCCAGCTATTCGGGGAGGTTATACTTCAGTAAACAACGCAATAACCGCCGTTTTCAACAAACTAAATAAGCTTTAAATAGGAGATTTTTGTGACCGTTTCTGATGACGCAATCAGTTTTATAGCTTCTGCGACCGGAACTGGAGATTTTACCTTTGGTTCGGCCCGCACTTCTTATCAAACACTTGCGCAAGCAGTGACCGCTGGAGATTTGGTTGACCAACAGTGGGTATCCTACTCGGCTGTTGATTCATTGTTCAATCCAACTCAACGTGAGTGGGGTCAAGGTATTTTTTCTTCGGCAGGAAACGGTAGTATAGCCCGAACAAGTGTATTTGGAGGAACTTCAGGGGCGGGTACCTTGGTCAACTTTACAACAGCCCCAACTGTTGCAATAACAATCCTTGCTGAAGATGTCTATTTTCAAGGTCTTGGGGAAGTAGGGAGCATTTAATGTCAATACCAACAACACGAGAAGAATTTAAGCTATATTGCATGAGAAATCTCGGGCACGAAGTCATTGAAATTAACATGTCAACACATCAAGTTGATGACCGTATTGACGAAGCTCTCCTTTATTTTCAGGAATTTGGAGAAGGAACGGAGCGTCAGTTTTACAAGTATCAGATAACAGGAACCGACATTGCAAACCAGTATATTACACTTCCTGATAATATCATTGGAGCCGTTACAGTTCTTCCACCTCCAGATGCTTTCAATAGTGGTAACATCTTTAACATTCGTTATCAGATAGCTTTGAACGATCTTTATAACTTGACTTCGGTTTCGATGGCACCTTATTATATGGCGTTTTCTCATCTTCAGTTTCTTGAACAGCTTTTAATTGGACAAAAACCTATTCGTTATAACCGGGTATCCAACCGTCTTTATCTGGATGCTGATATGACTCAGTGGGGTGCTGGAAACTTTTTGACCATTGACTGCTATCAAGTCATCGATCCTGCTCAGTTTCCTAAACTTTGGGGCAACCGTATGCTGGCAAAGTTGGCAACTGCTTATATTAAAAGAAATTGGGGTGCTGATCTTAAAAAGTATGGAAATATTCAGATGATAGGAGGCGTCACCTTTAACGGACAACAAATATATGATGAAGGTTTAGCTGAAGCAGCCGCAGCCGAAAATGAAATCAGAACGGCTTATGAGATGCCAGCATTGCCAATTATAGGATGATAAATGCCATACGGAACCACAAGTCAATTTTTTCAGAACTACAATAAATCCGAACAAAAACTTTTAGAAGACCTAATTGTTGAGTCGATAAAAATTTATGGTATAAACTGTTATTACATTTCTCGAACTTTTAATAATTTTAATCAGCTTTATGGTAGTGACGATCAAAGTTCCTATACAAAAGCTTGGATGATTGCTGTTTATCTGAAGAACGTTCTTGGTTTTACCGGGGACCGAGAATTTATGTCAAAATTTGCTGGTCTGGAAATTCGTGATCAGTTGGTGTTTTCTATTCCGATGCGAACCTTCGACGGTCGTATTGCTTCTGATGCAGACTTTCCTTCTTTGCCTCCAAATATGAACGGACCAGCCAACCGTCCAAGAGAAGGCGATCTAATCTGGTTTCCATTTAATAAAAAAGTTTTCAAGATCATGTATGTCAACCTGACTGATATGTTCTGGCAGTTAGGTAAGCTTTATACATGGGAGGTTACCTGTGAACTGTTTGAATATTCCGGTGAAGTCTTCAATACTGGTATCGCTGATATTGATCGTATCCAGAAAGAAGGCGATCTGAATATTCTTAGTTATACAATTAAAGATACCGATGGTGTTCCTCTCCAGACCGTTGATGAAGACTACTGGGTTGTTGATGTATATGAAAAGAAATTTCCACCACAAGATAACGTCATCATCAGCAACGAAGCCAACACTTATATCAATTGGGACGATCTAAACACCGATCCATTTGCCCAAGGTAACAACGCAATAGGACCAAGTGTATGATTTGGGATATTGGAGCATTTAGAGAAAAGTCATTATTTCATGCTGGCAGAAAAGCAAACTGGAACTGTCCTTTTTGTAAACGTAATTGTAACGAAGAAAACTTTATGGACACCCATAGTTATGTTGAAAACTGGAAAGTTGGAGACACACATTCTCCAATAATTTGTAGGGAAGCAAGGAGAAGCAACCGTGATTTGGGATAGTCAAAGTCAAAGCGGAACCTCTGAATACTTTTTCCACGACCTTATTCGTAAGTATGTCGTTGTCTTTGGTCGTACTTTTTCTGACATCATTGTACAAAGAACCAATGCTAACAATATAACGGCTGATATTAAGGTTCCTCTCGAATATATTCCAAAGGAAAAGGCTGTTGCTCGTTTGGTGTCTGATCCTAATCTTGATCGTCCTTTTTCGGTCTTGCTTCCAATCATGACTTTCGAAATAGTTCCACCGGGTATGGTCTATGATTCCGAACGCAAGATAGGCACCTTGACTAAGAAGACTATTCGTAACCCAACTGACAAGAACCATCTTCAGATAATGTATTCTCCAGTTCCTTATAACATTTACTTTGATCTTCATGTTTATGTGAAAGACCCCATCGATGGTTGTAAGATACTCGAACAAATTCTTCCGTTCTTTCAACCAGACTGGACACCACAAATTCAGTTAATCCCTGAAATGAACACCGTTTACAATGTTGCCATCGAAAAGCTTCCAAATCTGGAGTATCAAGACCTTTATGATGATAAACTTCAGACACGGCGCTTGATATTGTACACTCTTCATTTCCGTGTTCGAGCATGGTTCTTTGGGCCAGAAAGAAACAAGCCAATCATCAAATTTACTACATTGAACATACGGGCTGGATCGTTTACCAACAATGCTGTGACGATCTATTATTCAGGAGCAAACGGGAACATTCCTATTGGTTCTAATGTTTATTCTTGGGCAAATGCAGCTATACATGGAGCCGGAACAGTCAATAAATCATCATATCAGAAAGCAAACACCGGAATGTTGCAAGTAAATGTTGTTTCGGGCAGTTTTACCAACGACATTTTCACCTATGGAAACACTGTTACCGCTCATGTTTCACGAATTGTCAATGGTATATATGATGATAAAGGTAATGTGTTAGACACTCCAGGCATTGCTGAAGTAGTTTACTCTCAGCCAGGACTTACTTCGGCTGGACTACCAACAACAAGTGTTCCAAGTAGCGTGAACTGGACCTTGGTTGATATTGATGATGACTACGGTTTTGCGTCACAAGTTCAAGGTGGAGAGATACCATGACCGATAACCTTCCAGTAGTAACACACAATGAACTAGTAAATACTCAGGTACAGGATGACTTGATTGATGCTCGAAACAACATCCGTGAAGTAATTGAACAAACAAAGGATGCTGTAGTAAAGGTTGCTGATTATGCTGATACTTCACAAGCTGCAAGATACTACGAAGTCTTAGCTGCCTTGTTGAAGACATCTTTGGAAGCAAACCGTGATTTGGTGGACATACATCGCAAGAAAAAAGACCTTGTGACGAGTTCAGGACCACCAACAAAAACTGTAAATAATCTAATTATGACTAGTTCTGATATGTTAAAGTTAATTAGAGGAGAAGAAAAGAATGATTGAACGTAAATGGGGTTGGCGAAACTCTACACCCGATCACAGAGATACGTTATATAAGTTTGTTCCTACTTTTGTGCCTGAACAGCTTCCTCCTAGTTATGATACTTCTTCTATAATTGACTGGATGTACGATCAAGGAAGTGAAGGCTCTTGTACTGCTCAGTCTTCTATTTCTTGTACCCGTTACGAAAGAAAGCTAGGAAAGCTTCCTGAAATTATTGGTTCTCGCAACTTTCAGTACTGGAACACAAGAAAGATGGAAGGTGACACAAGCCAAGACAACGGTGCTCAGATCAGAGATGCCATGAAGGTTCTGAACCAGACTGGTATCTGTCATGAATCTCTTTGGGATTACATGCCTTCAACACTTTTTGCGACACCTCCAAAAGCAGCTTACATCGATGCTGCGAAGAACGTTGTTTCGGTTTATCAGTCAGTTGATCAAAATAATGTAGCCATGAGGTCTTGCTTGGCGTCAGGACATCCTTTTGTGTTTGGTTTTGCTGTTTATGAATCTTTTATGAGTGAAGGTGTTGCTCATACTGGAGTTGCTTCAATGCCGGATACTAATGAAAAACAACTCGGTGGACATGCAGTCATGGCTGTTGGTTACGATGATGCTACTCGACGTTATAAGATCATGAACTCATGGGGAGCCGGTTGGGGAGACAAAGGATACTTCTATTTGCCTTATGCTTATGTTGAAGACCCAAATCTTGCCGATGACTTTTGGACGGTTCGAGGCTTCAAGGAAATTGTACCAGCAGTTCCTCCTAAACCACAACCAAAACCTGTTCCAAGAAGACCATGGTGGTGGATATGGTAATAGGCTATCGACAGTTTATCAACGAAGACTATCAAAAAACAGTAACTGCTTATAAACTGTTTCGTACCAGTAAAAAACATCCTGGTAAACTGTTTCCGTTGTTTATCGGCAAAAATAAGCCGGTCGAACAGAATAAGTGGGTTGATGCCGAAAACCAACCAACTAAAGGATTTGCTTCTCGTCCTGGTTGGCACGCCGGTTCCGAACCAAATGCTCCACATCTTCGAAACAAACAGAACCGTATAGCTGCTGATCGAGTATGGGCAAAGGTAAGTATGCCTGCTGATAAGGACTACAACCCCGAAGCTAAAGCAAGCAAGACCCGTGATATTCGTGGTCATGTTCCAACAGGTGGACACTATACCTTTAATACCAGCAAGAAACAAGGGAAGAAGTGGTTGATTGGTGGTTCTTTGAAAGTTGATAAAGTTATGAGTGATAGAGATGTATTTCGGCATCATATGAAGTCCGGTGACAAGGAAGCTGCTCGTTCCGAAGTTAACTGGAAAAACTGGAGAAGAACTTAATTTGGCAACACTTGAAACAGCACTTGGCACTGTTGAGCTATCTGAACAAGACAGACAAGCTTTAGGTAGAAATGCCAGTTTTATCAATTATCGAGGATATCGTGGAGACGCTCTTTTAAAAAGGGCAGGAGTTGCCATTGAGTGGAGCCATGAACTTTTTGAAGAATATAGAAAGTGTGCCAACGATCCAGTTTATTTTATGGAAAATTATATCAAAGTCATTCACGTTGATCGTGGTCTAGTTCCTTTTGTACTTCGACCTTATCAAAAACAACTGGTCAAGAACGTTCACGAAAACAGACATGCTATTACGATGATGGCACGACAAAGTGGTAAGTCGGCTACAGTTACTGCTTATTTGCTTTGGTATATCCTGTTTAATGAATATAAAACTGTTCTTCTGCTTGCTAACAAAGCCGACACTGCTCGTGAAATTCTTGGTAAAGCTCAGATTGCTTATATGCACCTTCCAAAGTTTCTTCAGCAAGGTATTGTTGAAGGTGGATGGAACAAAGGATCGATGTCTTTTGAAAATGGTTCAAGAGCAATTGCACTGGCAACAGGTGATGCAGCCGCTCGTGGTTATACCGCCAACATGCTTATTTTAGATGAGGCAGCACACATTGAACATTGGGAAGCCTTTGCATCTTCAACATTGCCGATTATTTCTTCGGGAACAACAACAAAGATTATTATGATTTCGACGCCTTATGGCTTGAACCACTTCTACTCATATTGGAACCGAGCCGAACTTCATAATGTACCTAAAGAAAAATGGCCAGGAAACTTAAAATGGAACGGATATGTCCCTCTAAAAGTAACCTGGAAAGAGGTTCCTGATCGTGATGCTCGCTGGTATGAAGAAACTATGCAGGAACTTAACTGGGATCAACAAAAGTTTGACCAGGAATATAACTGTGAATT